GCGATATAGTAGTTGCAGTGGTATCAGTTGTAGCAGATACAGTAAATGTTGTTAGTTGATTAGTATCTGTATCAGTATCAACCCAAGGTACGTTTACTACAGCTTGGTCGCTGGAATTTAACTGTACACCATAAGTTCTACTGCCTGTGGTAGATACAGTGTTGGCTGCTACAGATTGTACAGTTCCATCTTCTAATTTGACAAGACCTAACGCACTATCAGTTGCTTTACTGTATGTAGTATCTGTATCTGTAGTTTGAGCTACCCAAGATAACTGAGCAGCACCGTCAGTCTTTAATACATAATTAGCAGTACCATCTGCTTGAGGATATTTAAGACCATCTAGGACTACACTACCTGTGCCATTAGGAGTTATGTCTATATCCCTGTTAGCAGTTGAAACTATATCATAAGTAACAACATCTAATTCACCACCGAGCTGTGGGGTAGTATCAGCTGCAACAGATGCAATGCCAGAAGAAGGTAAGTTACTTACTTGAATCTTATTGGTTGTTCCAGCAGAAGTATCTACAATAGCTATAACATCATCTGTTGCTGTACTTGTTATCTCTGGTAGGGCGGATATTTTGACTGTAGCCATTCGTTACTCCTTAATTATATATTTGTTATCTTCAGAGTACAAGTAAGCACCATTCTCTGCTAGAATTTCTACCGCTGCGGTTCCAGCTGGCGATGAGGCAAACCTTCTTCTAAATAAATACATCGCAATAGTCTTACGCCTCTTCCAAGGATGCCTTTTAATTTTAGGCTTGCGGTGGTGCCCCATAAAATGTCTGCTCATAATCTAGCGAACTGTTTCTTTCTTCCCATAGTTTGTCTTTCTTCTAAGCTAAGTAACTCTTCTATAATCTTTTCAATTATAGGTGCATAACTTCTTTTAACAGCTGAGTCTGTTCTTTGTGCTATCTTTCCACTAGAAGGTTTATCATAAGTACCTCTACCTTTAGCACTACTACTAGAATCTGTAGGTGTAGAAGTAGAGATATGCTTAACTTTATATTCAGTAGCTTCTAAGTTCTTACCTATTCTCTCATTGTGAGCTTTTATTTCTGAGCCTTCGTATGAAGGTGCTTTACCATCTTTAGTTACAGGCTCTAACTCTTCTTTAGGGTCCATAATATTCTCTAGCATCTCTACTAGACTATCTACCTCACTGGTAGGTTTTTCATCACCAGGAAAAAATAATTGATTCTCTTCTAAATATTCTTCGATAGATACATAGTCTTCATCATCATCTTTCTGATGTTTATAATCTTCACCATATTGTGCTACTATTATCCTAGACCAGATAGAACGAATCTTTTCCTTAATTCTTTCTAAGTCTAGTCCTGACGTACTATCCTTAAATATATCGTTACTAATCATAACTCTTTCCTACAGTTTTATTTCTATGATTTTCTCTAACTCTCCATCTGTGTCTATCAGCCCCAAAGGAATTATAGTTCTCACTATATTGGAACTCTGTACAGAAGGTCTGTTTAAAGTTAGCTTCTCCTCCACATTGATTACATACTTGTGTCTTTTTTCTATCTTTATAAGAAACAATATTGTCTGTTATGTGGTCTTTGTCACACTTATATGAATATATAGGCATAGCCTAAACCTCTATAATTAACTCAGAATAGCACCCTCTTACATAATATAAGAAGATGCTATTACTTAGTTAACTACTAAGAAGCGGGAACTACAAATGCTAAACCAGCATCATTTCGTAATTCTTTAACTCCGTAGATAGTATCAGCAGTAAACAAGTCACCTAAGTATTCTTGTTTGTATTGCGTCTGAGTACGAACACCCATCTGCTCCGCTAACACTAAGGCATCTTTGTGCATAACAACACCTACACGCTCAGTACCTGCAGCACTGTTACCAGTACCACCACTTACTTTAACAGTAGGACAGTTAGTTGAGATGTAAACATCTACACCATAGATTGAACCAATCTTACCAGTCTTAATTGCATTACCATCACCAATAAAGGCTTGTTCAGTAAAGCGTTGAATACCTAGTAAGTCATTAGCTGCTACAGGTGGAATAATCATTACACGATTATCCATCGGTACATCAGCATTATCCAGCTTCAACAAGAAAGAACGAATACCTGCATCAGTAATATCAGCTTCATTAGTACCCGTAAAGGCAGTAGTACCTGAACCAATATAAGCGTTATCGTAAGATTTGTCTGTAGTAGAACCACTCTGGAAACCTTCTGCAAGGTCTATTAGGTCGGTGTCTACTCGTTTAGCTAGAGCATAACCAGCGTCATCAGTATAGAACTTCCTCATTGAAGATAGTGCCTGAATTTCAGCGATGTCTTCAATTAGTTTAGAGTATTCATAGTGTTTATCTATTAATACTGTTACTGCAGTGTTAGCAGAAGCAAGTAAAGTTACTTCTGTGTCCGCTGCTTTTGCAGCTGCAGCCCCTCTAGTGGGTACAGGAATGTAAATAGTATCGCCCTTCTTACCTTTATGTGCGATTTTAGTTACTACATTAGCAACTACTAAGTTTGATTTATATGCACCAATAACTTCATCTGACCATAGTTCAGGTATGAAATTATTAGCAATTGCGGTGGTTACCGCGGGTGAGCCTCCAAAAGCCATTTTATTTTCTCCTTAAGAAATAATATATATTTATGTAACCCTACCGTCTGCATAAGCTGCATAGATTTCACTCTGTAACGACTCATACCTGGTAGGGTCTTCCATTTTTAATCGGATTAAGTCTGCCCGTCTATAGGACTTACCGCCTCCTTTTGAACCCGTAGCACTCCTTGATTCAGTAGTAGCTGCTTTAAGTCTCGTCTGTCTATCCTCTGCTGCTGCTTGATTTACTTCTTGTGTCTTCGAGACCATAGAACGGTCTTTCCAATTATTAAGTAGCTCATTAGCTGCATCAAAATTATAGGCATCCGCTGCTTGAAATAACTGCATACGAATAGGACTACCTTGTACCCATTCTTGAAACTTGCCATCTTGAATGACAGTATTAAAATCTGGGTGGGCTTGTTCCAGTTGTGTCTTACTCGAAGCTTGTGCTTGTTGAGTTTGAAACTCCTGGAACTCCTGGAACTTAGGATGGTTCTCAATCATTTGATTAACCGCTTTATTTGGGTCCTCGAAAAAGTCCCCCATCCTATCTTCCTCTTGTGTTTCTGCGTTGGCATTAGCTAACGCTTGTGAGGATTGTTGTGGATTATTCTGATTTCTCATTACCTCAGCTTGTAGGAAACTATCAGATAACTTTCTTAACTCACCTACTTCTTGAGCTTTACGGCCCAATTCTTTCTCTAAGTTAATGTAACTATCTGCTATCTCTTCTACACTCTTACCAGCAAATTTATCAGGTATGGCACTAGCTGTTGTATCTGCAGCTTCTAAAGTATTAACTTCAGAAACATCAGATAGTTGGTCTATATTTGATACCTGTTGTTCTTCATTTGTTATTGGTGATTGTTGTGTTTCTACCGCTTCTGAAGTTAGGGATTCAGCGTCCACTACTATATTACTCATTTTGGTTTATCTCCGTCCATCTCTGGATTATGGGTGTATTTTACATATACAATAAAATGGTAGAGCTATAAATCTAGTTCTTCTACCGCTAATCTTGTTGTTTCCTCTAAAGACAATATCTGTCTTAAGATTGCCAACTGACCTCTGTTGAACCAAAGGTCCTTTTCAGATTCTACTGAATCTAAACTATTATAAAGTTGTTCTAGATTACTTAACTCTTCAATTAAATCTAGCCAACCATCTTGTTCTGTTAGTGCTGTTCTGTTCTTATAGAAAGTTCTATCACTCTCTGTTACTGAATGCGTTTGCATAATTTAGCATTGTCTCCGATTTGAGGTGCTCTATTTCAGGTATATTTCTTACTGTCTCACTATTTACATTCTCTGTGTCAGCTTGTAGTTTATCTATAGCTGCTAGTTCTTTCTGTAGTAAGATTATTCTTTCCTGCATATCTAATTCAGTAGGTTGTTTAGCACCTGCTTCAGCTGCGTTCTTCATAGCTTTAGTTTGTTCTTCTTGTGCTTCAGCTAAAGTCTTCTGAATATCTGCTTCAGCTTGTTTCATCTGAAGTTCTAACTGCATCTGTTCAATCTGTTGTTGCTGAGGGTCAGGCTGCATACCTTGCATCAGTGCATTAACTACCTGGTCTCTATTGTGCATACTAGAATTTTGGAATACAGATACTAATAGTATGTTGAATGCTGGTGAATCTTTAGGGATAGACTGTAGCATAGACACCATCTGTTGCATCTCTAGTTCTTTAGCCATAATACCCATAGTTGAGTAAGGCACAAACTTGTAATCTGCTACAGGATAACGGTCTACATCGAACTGAATCTTTCTCCACATAGTCTTATTAATCATAGGGATTAAGAAGGTATTCTGGAAGTTCATTAAAGTACGCTTCTGTCTTTTGATAGAAGCTGATTGTATCATAGACATACCACTAGAAGTAGCTCTATCTGGTGTGCCTACATCAGCAGAACCAGTACCCATCTGTACCATATTCTGTAGTGCAGTGACTTGATTATACGTCTGGGGGTCAGTCTGTCCTAAGGTCAAAGGCATAATAGCCTGTCTAGGGTCACCGTTAGTCAAGATAGTCTTGCCTGGTCTCACCTCTAATTTTAGACCTCTAGGTAGACGAGTAGCATCAGCTGCCATCATAGGTGTAGTGGTTAGGGCTAGAGAGTCAATCCTAGCTCTCATCTCAGCATCTAATGCCTTTTGAGGATTATACCCCTTCTCACATACACCTCTCCCCCAGAACTTATTAGGTACTAAGTCGTGCTGATAAGCTATGAAAGGTCTGTCTTCCATCATAAATGGATTCTCTTCAGCTCTCAATATGTACTTATCATTAGCTATCGTTACGACTGCTTCTACTAATTCATCATCATTGTACTCAAAATCATCTTTATCTACTTCTTTATTTAAGAATCTCTTGGGTATTCGTCCCCAGTATTCACAAATCTTAATTTGGTCTGAGGCATCTCTACCACTATACTCAGGGTCATAGCCTACTTGAGCTATATCTACATCACCCTCAATATCTAAATCTCTATATACACCCCTCTCCATACCTTCATTGATGACATATCTAGGTTTATATACTTCGTGAGCTACTCCTAATGCCTCATCTATTGAGGTAGCACTAGGGTCAATTAAAAATTCTTTAGGTGATACAGGTTCTACCCTTACAGATATAGTATCATATTCCTTTAGTTGTCTAGTAGTAGTTAGTGTTCCTTCTATAGGAACCTCTATAGGTTGTTTCTCTGTCTTCTCTTCAGTGATTATCTTACCGATACCAGTACCGTAGATAGCCGCATTAAGAAATACTTCACATAGAGCATCTTTTGCTCCTGATGCTTCTAAGTCTTCTTGTAGTAGATTACGTAGATATTCAACATCCTGTTTCTCTGGGTCCATAATATCATCTTGGATATCGAACCACTTACCTCTTCCGAACGTAGCTTCTTCAATCTCTGCTACACTAGATTCTACTGCTTGTTGTAGAGCAGGTGCGATGATTCTAGACTTCTCAGACTGTCTGTTTCTATCTTCAGCAGCCCATATACCACGCCATAGACGATAGTATTCATCCCAAGATTTTAAATAATTAGTATCTCTGTGGTTACGCCAGACTTCTAATCTAGACTGCAACCAAGAAGCTAATGCTCTATAATCATTACTGTCGTCTTCAAACATAATTTTTAATATCCGCTAACTTCATCATAAGGTTCCCACTCATCCTCTAATTCAATAGTGTGCATAAAGTCTGCAACACTCACCTGGTCTATATAAGCTAAGGCATCTATAATATCATCGTGAGTTCCTTTAGTAGGAAACTCAATTAATTGTGTCTCTAAATCCTTTATGTAATTAATATCAGGATTAAATGTAATCTTACCGTGCTCTAATCTTCCTTGGAGTGCCCAGGTAATTCTATCTGCTTTCTTCTTACCACCGTGAGTTACATCTGTAATAGGAACCCACCTACCATTAGACCTCATCTCATCTTCTAGGTAGGGCAGGATAGCATTCTTTAACGACCCAGACTCAATACCTACAGTAGTTACTTTGTTTTCAATAGCCGTCTGTAGAATTTTCCTAGCGGTTTCTTTAATGGACCAACGACCGTGAAGTATATTCTTAACCCACCAAGTATCGCCATCGATTTTAACGAGAGCAATAGCTGTTTCATCGAGCTTAGAACTTTTGATACCTCGTCCTTTCTCCACTTGTTCATAACCAGCAGGGTCGACTGCCATAACATAGTTACCTTCTTTAGGTTCTTCTTCATCAAATTTTATCCAATCACTCTTAAATATACCACCAGTGAAAGAGACAAAACTTGCCTCGAACTCCTGTCTAAATGCTTGAGTAGACATTGTCTCTCTAGCTACTGCAATCTCATCAGGGTCTAGTATAGGGTTATCTGTACTATTATATTGGAATGCCTCCCAATCCTTATTTCTTTCTTTATCTGCTTCCTGCCATATCTCATAGAAGTGATTCTTACCAGCAGGTGTACCTATAAATAATGCACCACCTTTTACATCTGCCAACGTAGGTCTGATGATTTGTTCCCATACTTCTACTTTCATAGAGGCATACTCATCCATAACTACATAGGCTAGTCCTACACCCCTCAGGGTATCTGGCCTATCTGAACCTTTTAAACTAATCCTCCTACCATTAGTAAGAGTCATAGTAGCAGTATTCTCGTGGGTACTCTCTATTAGTTCAGTACCTTGGAGTAACTCCTTGAGCATACCCCACATAATATCTTTAGCCTGCTGGAAGGTAGGACCAATATAGAATACATCCTTATCAGTAGATTGTAGTGCATTGATAATTAATATCCAAGCTGCTAGTCTACTCTTACCAAATCTTCTTCCTGCTGAGACTACTTTAAATCTAGCCTTAGAGTTAAATATCTCTAACTGTGCTGGGTGTAACTTAACGTCTAATTCTCTAGACANTTTAAATCCCTGATGTAGCTATGCTACACAATTTCTCATCTAAAGCTTCATCCTTAATGATGACACCCTCTTCATAGTCTAGAGGTTTAATTGCTTCAGCTTCTATAACTTTAGCTTCAAGCCCGCCTACGTTGATGACAATATTACCAGTACCTTCAGAAGACCTTAACTCTACAGCTTTAGTCGTAGGTAAGATTCTATCCATACACATCTTAAGACAAGTACGGTCACCTCCTAAAGCCATCTCTATGACCTTCTCTACTATCTCTGGCCCTTTAGCAGACATCAACTCTCTACTTAAGGCAGTGTATTTATTTAGACTACCCTTAGGTCTTCCATTAGGATTCATAGCGTGACCCTTCTTCATCTTAGGGTTACCTTTATTTAATCTTCGTTTATCATCAGGTCTCATACTTAAGCTCTCTCTAGATTAGCAATAGCCTACCTAGACGTTTCTTAAGTTTTATTCCTTACTGGCAGCTGGAGGTGTTATCTCTTAAGTTGCTTTAGTGAAGAAGATTAAATAAAGAGTTGTCTGAGTGTAGGCTCTTCAGGGTGAATCTTTAGTAGTATTTTCTGTACTACCTATACTATTATTATACCATATTTTAAGCTTAAAGTCAATAGATGGAACTAAATAAATACTGGTCCCTATACACATCTAATGAGTTGACCCCTCTATAGGTTTCTTTGGGTCTCCTTAGTCCCCAGTCGCCTAG